TCTATCAAAGGCCCATATTGATACTAATATAATGATAGGTTCTAATCAAGTTAAAATACAGATGCTTGACCAGAGAGAATATCTACTAAATAATAAGCTTCAATACTTGCTTAAAAAAGCAGGTGATGACCCCGAGAAAATCAGTAGAAAAACTAACGCACTTGTATTATCAACACAATCAGAACTCGAAGTTCTTATTAACGAAAGACTTCCACTATTATCTGAAGAAAATAAACTATCTGCCGAAATTGGTCCTATTAAATATGTGGCAGAATTGGTTTATGGATATTCTGATAAAGACATCATTGATAAGGCGGTAAGACTTGTTATTCTTATTATCATTTTTGTTTTTGACCCTTTGGCTGTACTATTACTGGTAGCATCAAATATGTCATATAGACAGGCAAAGAACCAAGAAGGCCTTGACAAAGACCACCAAAATGTAGTACCATATACCATTGATAAGAACAATAAACTTATTCCTAAATCATCAATTATGAAAATGTAATAACATTGGAGACGTTCTTTGAATAATTTACGAATCATCAAAACAGGCATTAATGTATCAAAAATTAAAGCCCAATTAGAACAATATTCTGATGATTGGAATAACCAAAAAGATTTAGAAAACATAAAACAATTGGATTCACAAGAGTATATTATTACAGCTGATGTGTTACAATTAGTAATGGGCGGGATTAGTCATCCGGATGAATTTGTTTATAATACTGAAATGTGCATTAACACTCCAGCGTATGAACGACACACTGAGATTATTCGTTTTCTTAAAAGGCACTTTCGTAAATTTAACCGATGTGGTTTTCTATCACTGCCTGTTGCCGGTGTGGTGGGAACACATATAGACCAAGGCACATATTATTTAACCAAAGATAGATATCATCTTTCAATACAAGGACGATATAAGTATCATTGTGGTGATGAAGAAGTGGTTGTTGAGCCAGGAACACTTCTTTGGTTTAATAATAAATTGCCACATGGAACACATAATGTTGGAGATTGTACTAGAATAACTTTTGTATTTGATGTACCCCATCACAAGAGTAACCCATAGGCAAATAATTATAATCCGCTTGACAACCAACCAAATATGATGTATAATATGATTTATATTGAATAGGAGTTCAAATGAATATACTTGATAAAATAAAAAATAATTCGACCATCAAAGAAAGTTCTATTCTTTCTATGTCTAAATTCTTTACCGAAAAAGATATGATACCTACTGAAATACCAATGGTTAATGTGGCACTTTCTGGTAGACTAGATGGAGGATTAACGCCGGGTCTTACAATGTGGGCCGGTCCATCTAAACATTTTAAAACTGCATTTAGTTTATTGATGGCTAAATCATATTTGGACAAATATCCTGATGCAGTATTATTGTTTTATGATTCAGAGTTTGGTACACCAAAGAAATACTTTGAAACATTTAACATTGATATGGGAAGAGTGTTACATACTCCTTTAACTAATATTGAAGAACTCAAGTTTGATATTATGAAACAACTAGAGGCGATTGAGCGTGGTGATAAAATCATTATTCTAATTGATTCTATTGGTAATCTTGCTTCGAAGAAAGAAGTTGATGATGCAATGGATGGCAAATCTGTAGCAGATATGTCTCGTGCTAAACAAGTTAAGTCTCTATTCAGAATGATTACTCCACATTTAAATCTTAAAGATATTCCTATGGTTGTAGTTAATCATACTTACAAAGAAATTGGTATGTTCCCTAAAGATATTGTTGGTGGTGGTACAGGTTCTTATTACTCAGCTGATAGTATATACATTGTTGGGCGTCAACAAGAAAAGGACGGAAAAGAAGTTACAGGATATAACTTTATTATCAATGTAGAAAAATCCCGATATGTAAAAGAGAAGAGTAAGATTCCTATAACAGTATCGTGGGAAGGCGGTATACAAAAATATTCTGGTATAATCCCTCTAGCAGTAGAAGGTGGGTTTGTTTCTAAACCAAGTCCAGGATGGTATGCTAAAATTGACCGAGCGACTGGTGAAATCCAAGATAAGGTAAGATTGGCTGATACTCAAACAGATGAGTTCATGAAACCTATTTTAGATAATCCTGAGTTCTCAGACTATGTGAAGAAAAAATATGAAATTGCCTATTCTAACATTATGGGAGAGAATAGCTTATTATCTCCAGATGTTTTGGACAACAATGACTCCAAAAAAACAGAAACAATCAAAGTATAAACAGGATGAGGATTGGCAATATGTCAATCCAGATGATTACAATTTTGAAGATGCACCTGTGACAGCAGTTGGTTTGATGATACCAGAATATGAAGGTGTTCTATATCATTACCACAAAGCAAGGGTAGTCGAAGAAGGCGAAGGAGCCCGACTACAATTTGGTTTTACTATATTATCCCCAGGCACACATGATATAGATGACCTACAGAAAGACGGAGAATTTCAAGAAATTATGGGAGAAATTCTATCCGACATTATAATGGCACAAAAACAACATGAACAGACTAGAATCGACAATACTGAAGAACCTGATATACAATGATGAATATGCAAGAAAAGTTTTACCATTCATAAGACCTGAATACTTTGCTGACAATTCTGAAAAGATAGTCTTCAAAGAGGTCTTTGATTTTATTCAACAGTACAAAAATCCACCAACACATGAAGCTCTTGTAATTAATTTTACAGAGAAGAAGGACTTGAATGAAACTCAAGTTTCTGAATCTATTGAACTTCTAAAACAAATTCATCTCACAAAGAATGAACCAACCGATACAGCCTGGTTAATCAATGAGACTGAAAAGTTCTGCCAAGACAAAGCAATCTATAATGCTATTATGGATTCCGTTCAAATACTTGATGACAAAGAACACAAAAAATCAAAAGGTGAAATACCAAAACTACTATCAGATGCCCTTGGTGTATCTTTTGATAACCATGTCGGCCACGATTATACAGAAGACCAAGAAGCTAGGTTTGAGATGATGCATAAAGTAGAAAACAAAGTTAAATTTGATTTAGACTTATTCAATAAGATTACTAAAGGTGGACTTCCAGTTAAGACTTTAAATATTGCTCTTGCTGGCACTGGTGTTGGTAAATCATTATTCATGTGTCACATGGCTGCAAATTGTTTATCACAAGGTCAAAATGTTTTATATATTACCTTAGAAATGTCAGAAGAAAAGATTGCAGAAAGAATTGATGCTAATTTATTAGATGTTACAATGACAGAATTGCATACATTAAGTAAGAAAGATTTTAATGTTAAATTTGAGAACTTAAAAAGTAAAACACATGGTAAACTAATCATCAAAGAATATCCTACTGCAGCTGCTTCTGCATTACACTTTAGAGCTCTTATCAATGAACTTGCTTTGAAGAAGAGTTTTAAACCAGAAATTATCTTTATTGATTATTTAAATATATGTACATCTGCTCGTATAAGACCTGGTTCTAATGTGAATAGTTATTCATATATTAAATCAATTGCAGAAGAAATAAGAGGGTTGGCTGTAGAGGCAAATGTTCCAATAATGTCTGCTACACAAACCACAAGAGGTGGATTTACTAGTTCAGACCCTGGTCTAGAAGACACATCAGAATCATTTGGTTTGCCAGCAACAGCTGACTTCATGTTTGCTTTAATTAATAATGAAGAACTTGAAGGCCTTGGTCAAATTATGGTTAAACAATTGAAGAATAGATATAACGACCCGTCTTATTATAAGAGATTCGTTGTAGGCATCGACAGAGCTAAAATGAGATTATATGATGCAGAACCATCAGCTCAACTTGAACTATTAGATACTGGCACTCAGTCAGATAAACCATTAAATACATTTGGCAGTCGTGAAAGTAAAAATGGGTATGGCGATTTCAAAATATGAGTTTAACTAAAGAACAGGCAATTCATTGTGCAAAAGTTTATTCAGATTACTTTGACCGATTTGAAAGAATCGATGATTACATTCGTGACCAGAAACTAAACTCTTTAGCTGATAGACCTTTTGTTTTACCAGGAATGGGACCAGAAGAAGATTTGTTTTCTGATTTTAGTATTCATCCAAGAGATATGGATTTAGAAATTGTGGAATTACCACAAGACAAATGGGACATCTATCTCAATATGATTTCGTCTCATTCTAATATGACCAGTATTCCTGGTAGATGTTTAAGGTTGGCTGTATTAGAAAAAAATACTCAGAAATGGGTCGGGTTTATACGCCTTGGTTCTCCAGTAATTAATATGAAACCAAGAAACCAGATGTTGGAGTCGGTCTTCTCGCAGACTGCAGAAGGAGCTTCAGCATTTAATAAAACCACTATGATGGGTTTTGTGATTGTGCCATCGCAACCATTTGGTTTTAATTATCTTGGTGGCAAATTATTGGCCGCTATATGTTGTTCGCATTGGGTTCGTGAAAGGCTTAACGCCAAATATAAAATGAATACCTGTATGTTTGAAACAACAAGTTTGTATGGCAGTTCCAAGGCGTCCTCACAATATGATGGCATGAAACCATTAATACGATTCAAAGGTCTAACTGATTCTTCTTTTCTTCCCATGATGCATGGACCAATATATGAGGATTTAAAGAAATATGTTGAGACTGCTATTGGCGAACCTCTAGTGCCAGCTGATGCTACATCTCGTAAATTGAAGATATCAAATAAGATAATGTCATTAACGAAAGTTGCACTTAAAGGCACACCAGAATATGAAGGCTTCGAGAATACTATCAAGAACGCATTGAATCTAACTGAAAAGAAAAGATACTATGTCTCAAATTATGGTATCAAGAACTTCATAGATATCGTTACAGGCAAAACTGATAAGATAATCAAAGATAAAGAAAATTATGAAAAACATAATCTAGAAAATATCATTGAATGGTGGAAGAAGAAAGCTAGTAATCGTTATGATAATCTAAAGAAAGATGATAGATTAAGAACTGACATAGAAGTATGGACAGGCGAAAAAGAGATTGACATCATCAGGTAAGTGTGTTAAGCTATAGCATAAATAGACTAATACAAAGAAGAGATAAAATGGCATATACTTTATTCCCAAAGAATACTACAGAGATTATAAAGAATTGTTCTACGCAACCTAAACGAACTGCGGATATAGTAAGTTTGTTTACATATCTTAAGAATAAGTTTAGTAAAGTAGAGACGCCTATTAATATAGATGTTAAAGTTCTAGGCACTGTAAATATAAGTAGAGAACTTCAAGGCCTAGTTGAAATAAAAGATATCATTAAAGATACATCAATAAGTGAAGTAAAAATAAAGTTTGGTTCCGGTTCATCTGGCAACAGAGGAGTTAAAAATAGAGGTAACCTTTATGAATCTATTTTTGCAACTGGAGTTCAAAACTTTTGGAATGGCGAAAATAGTTCTAATGACTTATCACTGAATAAAGCAATTGATACATTGGCTAAACTAGAAAACTTTAAATCACTAAAAGCATTAACAGTAGTTGAAGAAGGTGCTCAGAATACTAAAAGGCCCTTAAAGTTTCAACCAGGACCAATCATAACATCGCCTACGGGTTCTTTAGATATAGGACCTGCAGTTACAGACCTAACATTATATGAAGTGGTTAATGCATCAAAAAAAGCAGCTAATAAAGTTGTTTCATATCTTAGTTTAAAACTAGGTGGTACAACAACATTCTTTAATGTAGGTATTAAAACAATACTAACAAAGAATGAGATTCAGAAAGGCAGTATTACAAATAGAGATGGATTAAAACTTTTAGCTATGTTTGGTATTGATGATTCGACTTTTAGTGAAGTGTTCAATGGGGAATTAAAGCAAGGAATTAAAGTAAATACTTTTAATAAAATTAACATTCAACATCTGAATAAGTTTCTACAGTCTGGTATAGGTTATGGTTTTACAGTTGTGCATAAGATAAACGCCAGCGAAACTAAAGTTTTTAAAATAGACCAAGCATATATGAAATCAGCTGCAACACCCCAAAGTTGTACTGTGTTTTATGGTGGCAAAACTGGTAAAGGCAAAAGAGTTGATATTGAGGTGCAAACGCCGAAATATATGTTTAAAATAAACATGAGAGATACACAAGGTACTGACGGATATCCTACAAGAATAATGGGTGATTTTACCTACCGATAAGTAAGATAAATAGAACCAACTATAAAGAGTACAAGATAATATATGTTTAAATTTAAAGATAAGATGGAACAAAATAGAAGAGAAGTTCTTACTGAAGCTAGTTCAGGTAAGAATTTACATCTTGAACATCTTGAAGATATCGTATTAGATAATGGAGTAGCAGGTACTCGTGAAGCTATTAACTTCTTACAATCATTAAGAGATATGTTGGCAGGTAACTCTACATCAAAAGTTAATGTTACTACAAAATGGGACGGTGCCCCTGCAATATTTGTTGGTATTAATCCAGAGAATAAAAGGTTTTTTGTTGGAACAAAGAGTGTCTTTACAAAGAACGCTAAACTAAATTACACAAATGCAGATATAGATAAAAATCATCCTGCTGAAGGCCTCAATAGGAAACTAAAAACATCATTAAGATATTTACCAAAACTTGGTATCAAAGGCATCTTACAAGGTGATATGATGTTTACTAAAGGTGATATAAAGAGTGAATCAATTGTAGGCGAGAAGTTTATTACATTTACACCGAATACTATTACATATGCTGTGCCTTTTGATTCAAAACTAGCCGATAGCATGAGAGCTGCTCATGTAGGAATTGTATTTCATACTTCATATGCAGGCCAAACAATGGAACAAATGAAAGCAAGTTTCAATATTGATATTAAAAATTTAAGTACAACCAAAGATGTTTGGTTCCGTGATGCAGACTTCACCGATACATCTGGTACAGCTACATTTACATTACAAGAAACTAAAGCAATCACTAGAATATTGTCTGATGTTGGTCTATTGTTTAGACAGGCAAGTCCATCAGTAATGAATAGAATTAAAGATAATTCAGTAATAAGACAATACATTAAAGTATTCAATAATAAAAAAGTTAGAGAAGGCGAAACGATTCGAGATACTACACAACATACTAGACAACTCATTTTAGATGTTGAAAAACAAATGAATGATAATATATTAGATGCTAAACGAGCAGAAACAAAAAGAAACCGCCAGTTAGAGAAATCTGAAGTGATGCGTTTCTTCCGTAACTCTGCAAGTGAATTAAAAAGAATATTTGATATACAAAATGGCGTGACTGAAGCTAAACTAATGATAATTAACAAACTTCAATCAGTAGACCAAGTAGCAAGAACATTTATTAAAACAGATTCGGGATATAGAATAACTGCACCAGAAGGTTTCGTTGCAGTTGACCACCTAAAAGGTAACGCCGTGAAGCTTGTGGACCGCATGGTCTTCAGCCAAGATAATTTTAATTCTGCCAAAAACTGGTCGAAGTAAAGGGGAAATAAAGATGGCATATGATATTAATAAAATTATAGCAGAATATGGAGACGATGATTTCGGCTTCAGTTCAGTGTTTGATACTGTATCAGAAAAAGATTACAAAAAAGTAATTGAAGATGTAGGTACACAGGCACAAAGAGAAAAGAATTCAACAGTTGAGGAATATGAAGTTAAGTTATCAGAACTAGAGAAATTAACATTACCATTCTTTAGTAAACTACTTAAAACTGCCGATAAGGAATATATCTATTGGCCGAATCGTAAAGAAGCCGTTGAACAACAAATACAAAAAATACTAACGTTGACACGAGGATAGTTTGTTGCTTAAATTTGACGCCTTTTTAACAGAAAATCTATTAGCAGAAAAAGCTGACGTTTTAGGCGGGCTGACTATATTTGATATAGACGATACTCTGTTTGAAACTACAGCTAAAATAATAGTACGCAAGGGTAAGAAATTAGTGAAAAGATTAGAGACTGGCACTTATTCTAAATATAGATTAAAAGCTGGCGAGTCATTTGATTTCTCTGAAATGAAAGATTCGGAAAAGTTTAACAAAGAATCTAGACCAATTAAAAGAATGATGGCAAAAGCTAAGATTATTCTTAAGAATGCTTTATCTACACCAAAAAGTAAAGTTATCATCGTGACAGCTCGACAAGATATGAATAATAAGAAAGTGTTTTTAGATACTTTCAGAAAACATGGTTTTGATATTGATAAGGTTCGAGTTGAAAGAGCTGGCAAAATAAAGGATGTATCAACACCTAGAGCAAAAGCAATTATCATACATAATTACTTAAAGACCGGTGAGTTTAGTCGTGTAAGATTGTTTGATGATAGTTTACCTAATCTAAGTGAATTCCTAAAATTACAAAGAATGTTTCCAGAGATTAAATTTGAAGCTTGGTTTGCTAAGAAAGATGGTACAGTAAGAACAATCAAAGAAGAGTATGGCGCTGGAGAATTTGGTACTACGGAGTTGGTGAATAAATACATGAAAGACACTCCTTTCTCAAGTGTTAAAACTTGGAAAAAGATTGCTAAGAAAATAAAAGTAGGGAAAGACGGACGAGCAATTCAAGACGCTGGTTCAGGCCACCATCCAGATGGAGCTGGCAGTCTTTAAACGTGACGTTTTAAAATTTATTAAATAAGGAAATTTATATGAAAGATATGGTGATTGGTTGTATCACAGGATACAATTTTGAGAAAATTAAACCTTGGGTCAATTCTTTAGACCGTTCCGGTTTTACAGGAACAAAGGCTATGATATGTTATAATATAGATTATGAAACCGTGGACGAACTAGTCAAAAGAGATTATTCAATTCTCGCATTTGGCAAAGACGAAAAAGCACAAACATTCAAATATCCAAAAGAAGAATTTTCTATTGTTGTAGAACGATTCTTGCATCTATGGTATCTACTCAAAAGAATGAAAGGTCAATACAATCGAATCATTACAACTGATGTTAAAGATGTTATCTTTCAAACTAATCCGTCAGATTGGTTAGATGAGAATCTTGGTGATAAAGAAATTAATGTTGCTTGTGAATCTATTCTATATAAAGATGAAGCATGGGGAACAAATAATCTAATGAAATCTTTTGGTGCATTAGTACATGAAGAGTGTGTCAATCGTCCTATTTATAATGCAGGTACAATCTCTGGTAAATTTGACACTATGGTTGATTTGTTTTTAAACATATACATGTTATCAAATAGCACTACACATAATATAGAAGGTGGTGGAGGTCCAGACCAAGCTGCATTAAATGTATTATTACAAATGAAGACATATCAAGATGTTACCAATTTTGCAAATAGTGAAGATGGTTGGGCTGCACAATTAGGCACAACAGGACCACAAATATCAAAAGAATATGGTGATAAACTTCTTGAACAATCTCCTATTATGAAAGATGGAATGGTTTGTACTTCAGAGGGAAAACCTTTTGCATTAGTACACCAATATGACCGAGTACCAGAATGGAAAGAAATAATTGAGAAAAAATATGAAGATGATATAGAAGAATTGCATAGATTATCTGAATTACCATCTGGCGTATCGGAAAAAGAAAATGAAGACGATAAACTATCGGAAAAAAACAATGAACAAGCAGACGAGGCCTAAACCAGGTATGGAAACATTTATAAATGCTACAAATGTAATTTTTTGTCCTATAGGAATACCATTAAACTATCATGAGAATTATGATAAAGATAATCATTGGCGTAAAACAAAACCAGAAAGAAACTATACAACTATAGCTTATAGTTTTAATGATTACCACATTGAAGAAGACACTTATGATATAATACAAAAAGATAAAGGATTTAAGTGGGAAATGGTAAAACATTTTCTTGAGACTTATGATTATCGTGACTATGAATATATTGGTTTTTGGGACGATGATTTAGTTACTGATATTAAAAATGTAAATCGTGGTCTAGAGATTGCAAAAAAAGAAAATATTAAAATCTTCCAGTTATCTACACTATATGGTTCAGAATCGAGTCATAGAATACTTCATCAAGATAATACAATGAAGTATAGTCTAACCAATTTTAATGAAGGCATGGGAGTGTTTATTCATTCGTCACTGATACCTAAAATATTAAAGTTTATGGAATATCATGATGTTAAAAGTGGATATGGATTTGATTGGATATTATCTGCAATAACTAAAGAGAAATGTGGTGTAATACATGCAGCTTCAATGTATCATCCAGGTAGACACACAACCTATGATGTTGAAGATGCAAATAAAGAAATGGCACATATATTCTCTGACATTTATCCTAAATTTATGAAAGATGTTTATGATGAAGATATTGAAAGTTTTGTACCAGAATATAAATTACACGAAGTTACACTTAGAGAAGTTGATGGTTTAAGAATGGAAGACAATTAGGATATAACTTGACACAACCAATAAATTTTATAAAGAAAAAAACAGCTACTGATGCTCAGATTAAGGGGCGGAGTTATTCTAGTAATACAAGTAAATTACTAAAACATATGGATAGGTTAGTTGACTTACAACAAGGTAAGAAACCAAAACCAATAATGATTCATATGTCGCCATGTAATCCTTGTAATCTCACATGTTCATTCTGTTGTTTTGCTAATCGAGCAATGAAAGAAATGCTTACAGTTGACCAGATGAAATCTGCGATTGACCAATTTCACGCTCTTGGTGCAGAGGGATTAGAATTTACTGGCGGTGGTGAACCGACTCTTCATCCAAATTTAGATGAAGTCGTAGAGTATGCTTATAATAAAGGCATGAAGATTGGAATATGTACAAACGGTTCACTACTTAAGAAAATAAAAACCTGGCATATGTTTTCGTGGGTAAGATTGGGCATGTATGCATGGGACGAAGAGAAACCTTATGAATATCACCTTGAAGTTTTTGATGGTCTTGACAATGTAGAAGTTTCAGCTGCCTATGTTTGGGACGGAGCAATGGAGACATCGACCAATCCAAATGTAACGGGTGAATGGATTGATGATAAAGCAAGAAGACTAAAAACAAATGATTATAAAGAAGAGAACTTCTTAAAGATGTTAATGTGGGTAGAAGAGAAGAAAATACCAACTAGAATAGCTTTCAATGCTATCAAGGCAACTAAGATTGTAGAACAAGACATTGATAAAATAAGAAGTCTAATAAAAGTACACGAGAAAGAATTTGGTAAATTGCAATATGCTTTCTTATCCGATTTCAACTTTAAAGGCGAGAGACGAAATAATAATTGTTATATGCACGGAGTTAAACCATTTGTATTCACTGATGGAAATGTTTATGTTTGTCCATCAGCTGAATTAGCACCAGAAAATTTATATCAAGTGAATGATGAATTTAAACTATGTGATATTGCAGGTATTACTGATTTTTATAACACACAAGAAGGCGTAGAGAACTTTACGAGACACCACGATTGTTCATACTGCAAGTATGCAATGCAAAATGAATTGATAGATGATGTTTTAATGCCAACCCGACACAATGAATTTGCTTAAAGGATATTGATGAGTAATATTGATAAATCAAAAAGATATGAAGTTTTTAATAGAGATTATTATGAAGACGGCGTTAGGAAAAGGGTTAGCGCTTATGAGAACTATAAATGGCTTCCAGAGAGAAGTATTCGTGAAGCCTCATCTATTATAAACAACATTGATTTTAATAATGTATTAGATTTTGGTTGTGCTAAGGGATTTATGGTCTATGCCTTGAGATTATTAGGTAAAGAAGCATTTGGGGTTGATGTATCAAAATATGCAGTTGAAAACTGTCATGAAAAAGTTAAAGAGTATATATCTAAAATCGAGGCAGTAGAAGATATCGAGGGCGGTTGGGATTTAATCATTGCTAAAGATGTATTAGAACATATACCAAAAGATGAGATTTTGTCTGTGTTAAAAGCAATGAGAGCTAGATGTAAATCTTTATTTGTTGCAGTTCCTTTAGGTGATGGTAAGAGATATCGTATTCGTGAGTATGAAATGGATATCACACATGTCACTAGAGAACCAGAAGAATGGTGGTTGACCACTATCGTAGAGGCTGGTTTTAAGATTAAATATTTTGATTATGAATATGGACATCTAAAAGAAAATTGGACAGGAGACCACCCATACGGCAATGCCTTCATTGTAGCTGAATAAATTCACCCCAAGCGGTTATAAATACTAAATACCACATTAACTAACTGCTGTAGAGGCGGAAAATGAAATTCAAAGAATTCGTAGATATAATAGTTGAAGCACAAGAACGTCATGCCGCTCTGGCATTTGGCCGACTACAACCGCCTACAACAGGTCACGCTAAGTTAATCGATAAGGTTAAAAGTGTAGCTGCCAAATACAAAGCAAGTCATCATGTTGTTTTATCACATTCTAATGATGCAAAATCAAATCCCCTAACAGCTGCTCAAAAGGTAAAACACGCTAAGAGATTTTTCCCTAATACTAATATAACAACATCATCAAGAGAACACCCTACTTTTTTGCACCAGGCGAGAAAGTTACATCAAGCTGGCAACACACATTTGCATATGGTTGCGGGTGGCGATAGAATGCCAGAATTCAAACGATTATTAAACAAATATAATGGCACACATAAAGGTGCAATGTTTAATTTCAAACAAATAAAACTACATAATGCCGGCGCTAGAAACCCTGATGCAAAAGGTACTGCAGGAATGTCTGCAAGTAAACTCAGAGGTCATGCGACTAAAGGCAACTACAATAAATTTAGACAAGGCGTTCCTAAGCATGTGCCAGACCATCATGCAAGAGAACTATACAACGATTTAAGGAGTGGCATGAGAATTAAAGAAGATATAGATTCCAAGTTTGAACAAATACTAATAGAAGGTGTCCATGACAAAGCAATATTCAAAGCAATATTTCTTGCAGGTGGACCTGGTTCTGGTAAAGACTATGTATTATCAAACACGTTAGACGGACTAGGATTAACAGAAATAAACTCAGACAAAGCATTGGAATATCTATTAGATAAAAATAACATTAGTAAACTCATGTCAGATAAAATATCGGAAAAGGGTAAAAGAGATGCTGTCAGAGGTAAAGCTAAATCAATCACAGAACTAAAACAGAAACTTGCTTTAATGGGAAGAAATGGTCTTATTATCAATGGCACAGGCGAAGACGTTGAGAAGATATCTCGCATTAAAGATGCTCTTGAGAATTTAGGTTATAATTCTGCTATGGTTATGGTTAATACTGAAGATAAGATATCAGCAGAAAGAAATATCGAAAGAGGACAAAGTGGCGGCCGCACAGTGCCAGAAGAAATTAGAAAAGCAAAATGGGAACATGTTCAAAGGTCTAGACCTAAATTAGCTGAAATGTTTGGTCAAAATTATGTTGAATTTGATAATTCACTAGACTTAAGAAAATCAAGTCCTGATGATGTAAAACGTAAAAAAGATGAAATGCAAGAAATATTTAAATTTGCTAGTAATTTCATTGAACAGAAACCAGATAATGAGGTGGCTCAATCATGGATTGCTGGCGAATTAGAAAGCAAAGACTCAACACATACATTGTCAAAAGTACCAGATTCTGGAAAACATCCTCATCCAAATTCAAAAGCAAAAGAAGAAGCTGGAAGATTAGGATTAGACTATTATGGTTTTGGTAGATATGGTAAAGATAATACAGTAACTCATCGTGTAGTTCATGATACTTTAGTTCCTGTTGTTTCATACAACAAACAACCTTCAGTGCAAGAAGATATAGACTCATCATTTGAAGATATGTTTACAGAAAAATATGAGAGAAAAACAATACATAAATACCTTATGCAAAACGGCAAACGCAAGGTGTTTGTAGTTAGAGCTGCAGCTGCACGAGAAGCTCATAAGATACAAGGCAAGGTTCATCTAAATGATAAAGGACCTGGTTATTGTGTTGAATTAAAAGAA